AGTTGTGACCATATCCTTCGGCTCCAAAGTGAACTATCTTCTCCTTGCCATTGGCGCAAGCCTTGACCATCTTCTTTTTTCCAGGAGATGTCGATGGCCTGGGTTTATTACAAGGCATGCTAGCTTTGTTTGTTTTCTTAGCCATGTTAACCTCCCATTCCAAACATGTTCATTGCATTATCCAGAACATTCTGTGGGATGTTCTGACCACCGGTTTTGTCTATATCGGACTTGGCATAATCCTGCGCGCTGTTCGCCATGGCTTGCCCAGCAATCTTCTGCATTTCCATCTTGTGCTGCATCTCAGCCATACGCATCTTCTCTTCCTGGATCTCCTGCTCACTCTTGACCCAGTTGTTTGCATCAAAGCCGAGGGACGTGATAAGTGCCCTGGAGTAGCTATCCCACTTGAAGGTTGCCTGTGCTTCTGGTGGAAGGTTTCTGACCATCTCACCCATCTGTAGCAGCTTCGTAAGGTCAGACTCCCTTGATAGTGCCTGTAGACCTGTGATGATCTCTACATCAAGGATGCCGTTCTTTTCGTTGAACTGCTCCTTGAGTCTTGTATCAATCTGCTCCATTTCAAGCATTACGAATACGGCACGCTTTACGATTGGAACCATTAGATCCCTGGCAAGTGACGAGAATACACCACCAAGCACGGTTTCAAGCTCGGTACCAATAGCCCTGATAGCTGTAGCGGTGACTCTGTCACCTGTCGGCATGGCCGCAGACTGCAATAGGAAGCCAGCCCCCACTTCTTTTCTGAGGTTATCTACAGCAACAGCACTTGCCTGTAGCTGCGGATTCATGGTTTCAGATGGTGAGATTGTAAATACATCCTGCTTTCTGGCGGCAACCCAGTCGCCATTGCTGGCGTTGGTAAGGTCGTCTATCTCTGAGATACCGGCTGGATCCACACCCATGAAGAATGTAGACGCGGCAGCCATACCCTTGATATGGGACTTTGTAAAGGTTTCAAGAGATAGGATGTCGCCATAGATGTCCTCTACATGGGATCTACCATAGTCTTCTCCCGCAATACTGGCCCATCTGATTGGGAAATATGGGAGAATAGCATAGGATCCAGTCTCAAAGATCTCATCATCTATCTCTTTCTCGACGTACCACGAGTCGTCATCCTGCTTTGAAAGCCTGATGAAAACCGTATCGTAGTTTGGCTGGTACTCTTCACCCTGATTGAAATGAATGGACGCATCCACTTCTTCGTGGTTTGCGCGTGCAACGAACTCTACATAGATGATTTCCTGCACATCGCCTGTAACATCGCGTCTTACAACATAGTTGTCAAGCCTTATGACTCGGAACTTAAAGTCGTTGTCCATTACCATAAGACAATCGCCCACCACTATTGAATACTGGAGGGCGAGGTAGACCATTTCTCTAAAATTCTTAGATACTATCTTCCTATAAACTTGGAACGAAAGTTTGTCGAGATACTCGTTTATTTCAACAGTCGCCTCTCGTCCATTCTTAAGCCCGAACTTGAAGTTTGGTAGGTCGTTTAGCGGAAGAAGTGCAGTAAGAATCTTACTTGCCAGCGAGGTGACCCCTCTGGCCTGTACGGAACTGTATGTCTGGAACTGGTTGTCTGTTTCAATAAAAGACTTGGGAGGAAGAAGCGTTGGGATTGTCAAAGCACTGGCTGCTCTGGCCTTGTCAAGCTTTATATCCCTCTTTGTATTTAGTTTATGCCATCTGTCTTTAATAGTCTTCTCTGCAAAAGTCTTCATTTTAGTTCCTTATAGTGGTCTATTTATTTCTTCGTAGTCGGGTCTTTCTATGACGGGACGGCTTAGATTGTAGTCTCCAAGCAGTGTTGAACTAAACCCGAACATAGATGCTGCTTCCTGTGCTACGGCTTGTTCCTTTTTGTTCTGCTGCTTTGTTTCTTCAGCAAGCTTCTGAGCAGCTTCAGTTTTCTTTTGTTCTTCAGCGATACGCTGTGCTTCCTGTTCCTGCTTGAATCTGAGGTCTGCTGCAAGCTGCTGTTCCCGAAACATGGCCTGCTGCTCGGATATGAGCTGGCGCTGCTTTTCGTACTGCTGATCAATCATCGCCTGATTGACACCACCACCCTTGCCCCCATACCTACGATATTGGGGTATAGGAAACAAGTTAAGGTCATCATCTATCTTTAGTATATTTGGCATCGACAACCTCCTTTTCTTGTTTATTGTACATTGTTTCTATCTTATTAAGGACATCAAGCTGACCTAGCTTGAAGCCTCTATTGAAATCGTTATTCTTCAGATCCGAGGGTACTAATTGGTAGATCTTTTTTAGTTCGTCTACCAGTAGTTTTGGAATTATGTAGTTCTTCATGTAGTTTCTGCAATTCCTTTTCTAGCGCAATAATCTTAAGAGCCATCAGTCTTTCAAGACCGTGGCTTATTCCTTCTCTTGCTCTTAGCTTTGTTTTTTCAAGTGGATCCATCTGTATCTCCTGGTACACCCTTCTCTATGAAGATTGAAATGCTTACTTTCCGTTGAGAAGGATTGATTTTCTTTTTCTTACATGTCTTCATCAAGTTCTGGATAAAGATGTCGGCCATCGGTCGTGTATTGAAACCGAGTTCTATCTCACACGGGATCTTATCCGTAAACTCAATTAGTTTCATAGTCTCGGCAAGTGCCACATCCATATCGTATTCGGAATTAACAACCATAAAACTCATGGCAGTCTCCTTAAGTAACCTCACAACCATTGGCCGTACAAGCAAGAGTGTGAGAGTTCTTGGTTGTATCACGGAATTCGTAATAGGAAAGCCCAGACCAGTCTACATCGACAGGCTGTTGAGATAGCATCTTATAGTATTCATCCGACGATATCTTCTCGAACGGAGCTTGCTGATATACGTGGTCGGAATGAGGTAGGAACGATACGCCACTAAGCATATCGAAGTTATTGTAAACCCAGCCACCGACTTCCATGAATTCCTCGTCACGGTAGGTAACGGTGATTGACGGCTTGTGGTCGCAATAGTAAGTCTGATACTCAAGCCATAGATCAAGATGCTCAAGAGCCTTTAGATCATCCTGGAATATGGATGTATTGGGCGACTTGATCGGGAACGAGAATACCATCGTAGTCTCTGGACGCATGATGCATGGTTCGTTGATGAATCCGCTGTCGATCATGAACTGACAGATAGGTTCCTTGATGTCAAGACGAACACGCCTGATGTAATACTCTGAGTATCTCGGGTGCAATCCACTGGATGTACCAGCAACGCACGAGGTAGTACCTTCCGGCTTTATGCATGTAATCGACATGGACTTGTTGATGCCAAGCATATCGGCCCACTTCAGGTTTGTTTCCTTTGCAACCTTCTTGAGCTTCTGTAGGTAGTATCTAAGCTGATCCTTACCCATTGATCCGTTAAGGACTGGGTGATCCAGGATGCCAGTCATTGACACACCAAGAAGTCTCTCCTCCTCGCAGTTCTTTCTGAAACTATCGTCGCCTATCTCCTTGAAGTACTTGAAGTCGGTAAGACCAGACTGCAAGGTTCCAAGGATGGTAGCCATGCGGATCTTTTCCTCAAGGTCCATGAGGCTGTCGTTGTGCATTACTGCAATCGTACTGAGATTGCAGAATTGATTTGGACGTAGAATGATCTCGGAGCATGGGTTGGTTCCGAATTCGATACCTTCGGTATCTCTGCCAGCGAGAGAGGCAATGTGCGTCATTGCACCTCTGTTACAGAAGCCACGCTCACCGCTCCTTGAGTCAAAGATTATGTGCCAGTCGTGCATAAACTCGCTAAGTGTAGGTCTAATGTAGTAGACGGCACTGTTGTTGCTAAGGGATCTGTAGGAGTTGATCTCCCACCATGGACCAGACTTGGCAAGTGCCATCTTCATATCGCTACGATCAGACAGTGAAATCAGTGCAGACCGTCTTACACCACCGCAGATGACAATCTCGGCGATCTGACAGACGATATCGTGAACCTGGATAGGTTCAAGCTTCTTTCCCTGGTTCGTAAGGAAGGTATTTGAAACGAATTTAATCAGCTTCTTGAATGGTTCTGGACCAGAAGCGTATCCACCGAATGTCTTTAGACGAGCACCAGCTGGTCGGATAAGGGATGTATCGACTCTTACATGGTAGCCGCTAAACAACGCACTGATGAACTCGTAAATAGCGTTGGCCCATCCCTGTCTACTGTCCTCGACGGTGATTACCTTGTCGAAATCCTTTACGATATGGTCGGGGATCTTTGGTAGGTGCTTTACATTCATCTCCTCGCATGAGAATCCAACACCTGTACCACACATAAGGATATACATGATGTTGCTGAAGTCCCTGGGGGACTTTACGGCAATGTACGAGCAGTTGTACGCAGCCACATCGTCAAGATCAAGAGCCTTGCCAGCAGTCATAAGGGCGCGCATTGATCCGAATACAAGACGCCGCTTCATGAAGGATCTGGTTTCCTCAAGATGATGGGAAGGAACATTGAAACGGGCAATCATGTAGTTCATGTACCTGTCAACGGCTTCCTCCCAGGTTTCTCTTCGATTTTCATCTGGATTCCATCTACAATACTTAGCAGTAGCTATGAAGTTCTGAAAATCTTTGTTACTCATGCATCCTCCACAAGTTTCTATTAGTTTGGTTTAAGGTGTCCACAGATTTACGGTCTTCGTCTTCTTATCGTAATCACCGAAACGAAGGATCCTTACGCATCTGGCCTGAGCTAGTGCGAATTCAGCCTTCGACATTGATGGTTTCTTGGTTTCAGGTCGTTTTGACCAATCCTCGTTCTCATACAGGGCGAGAATCGTGGAACAGATATCGGATTCTGGGATGGAATCTACAACCTTCATCGCCTTTTTTGGCCCGAATTTCCACAATCCCCAGATATTATCGGTCGAATCTCCCATCATCCACTGCAAGTAGAAGTTTCTATTTGCAGTACCATTGTCTATAAATACGGGTTCAGGTTCCTTGTCTGGGTTCCAATGGTAGCCTGGAATCTGCCGTAGGTCCTTGTCTATGGTTACACCTATGGTTTTCTCATCCCTGGAAACAAGCATTCCGATTATATCGTCAGCCTCCAGCTTGTCTATGCAGTGGGTATCTAGCGACGTGCTTGAGCAGATGTCGTACATTGATTCGATAACGTACTTCATGCAGTCTGGGGACTTCTTATCCTCCCTGTGTTTCTTGTACAGAGGCCAGAAGGACCTACGGAAGTTGACCTCCCGTGGGCAGGAGAATGCGACCATGACCTTGGTGCATTCCTTTGGAGTCCATGCTTCAAGATCGGCCTTGATCCTGTCCTCCACCACATCAAGACCTTCCGTGTCGGCCCAGAAAGCAATCCTGTAGGCCAGGATATCACCATCAATTATTGCCTGCATTGTCCAACTCCGTAATCATCCATTCAATGATGGAACTAATTGGGATACTGTAGTAGGAAGACTTGTCGTTGTTGTATCTTACTGCTGTAAGGATCGGGCCTGAGCTTGATTCAACTATAGTTACATCGTAGATGGTGTCATTCAGAGTCACTATCATCATTAAATCCATTATTGGGGTTTGTAAGGTATCTCTTTTCCTCTTCGGTGATACCCTTGTCGTTGTACATCCTAAACAAGTGATCGGCTACACCAACCCTGGACATCTTACCGGTAGATAGGATTTCCTTGCATCCAATGCATTCGCATTTATACACCCTGCTTACGAACAGTTCAAAGAATATATCCGTAAACTCCTGAAGGTCCTCTTCGTCACCTTCGTTTACAAGCGTA